AGCTTGGCCTCGTCATCCTTGTCCGCCGTCTCTTCCTCGGCGGTCAGGTCGCGGTTTTCGTCGATTGCCGACTGCAGGCGGGCCTGCTGGCGCTGGGCAATCTCACGCGCCTCGTTTCGCAAAATGGCCAGGTTCATGATGAACTCCTTTCAAATGGCCTTGTGTTCGGGCGCGTGCGCCCACGAAAAAGGGCGCCGCAGCGCCCTTTCGTCTCCCGTGCTGGAAGCTCTTGATCAGATGGCCGCGGCCATCTCCGAAACCGCTGCCTTGCGCCGCATCAGGTCGAGGCGCGCGCGGCTCGATCCGAACTTCGCCACGACGTCGCGTAACGTCATTACCCCGTCGATCGCGCCGTTTGCCGCCGCAGCTGTAGCGCTGAAGCACTTGCCGGATCCATGGATGCCCGCGACATCGCTCGCCCTGATCCCGCGACCGCGCGCGATTGCGGCGACGAATGCCTGATTGCTCTCATCGACCGATGCCTGAATTTCAGCGCGATCCTCATCGGATAGCGGGCCATAGGGATGCCCGGCGATTTTGTCGGGCGACGACGCGACCAGCGTTGTCTTCATCCCGATCTTGTCTTCGAAGCCCGACACATCGGTATGTCCCGAACGAACGCCGACAGATCCGATCTCGCCGCTCGTGGTCGCGTAATAGGCGGTTGCCTGCGTGCCGAGCCAGTGGCAGGCCGAGAAGGAATAGGGGTTGGCCACTGCGATCACCGGCTTCGCCTGTCGCGCTTCGAAGATCGCATCGCCCGCCTCTGCGGTACCATAGACCAAACCGCCGGGGCTGCGCAGATCCAGAACGATCGCCCCCACCTTCGCGTCCGCCGCAAATTCGCGCATCCGTGCCGCCAGGACGTCGCTATAGGTGCCTGTCCCGGCATAGGTCCCGCGCGGCGCGATCAGCCCATAGACCGGAACGATCACCGTCGCGCCCTCCCGGATCGGATCGGCAGACCGTGCTTCCTTCGGCCCGCCAATGCCAGCGAGCATCTGTAGCGCATCGGGCAGTATCGATTCGATCGTGCCGCGCTTCAGCACGGCGTCGAGGAACGCCGGGTGCATCGCCCACAGGGCGGTTGAGGCCATCACGTCCATGCTACTCCACCCTATCCTGCGGCGCGGTCTCGCCGCCCATCACCGTGTCGGCGGCCCGATTGCTGTTCAGCGGCGTCCGCGGATCGTTCGCCCAATCCTCGGTGATCTCCGGCTTTCCGAAGAAGTCCTTGCGGATTTCGTTGACCGAGAGCACCGACGCGGTGCGCGCCAGAACCGCGTTCTTCCACTGCGTCGCGCTGTCACCGCGCAGCAGCGCGTCGAAGTTGAGCTTGGCCCGCACGCCGGCTGCGCCCACCTCCCGCGGAAGCAGTCGCGTCGTGATCGCCTGTTCGATGCGGCGCCCTTGCGGCCGCGCCACATACTTCACGAAATCCTGCGCGCCCTGCTCGCTGCTCGTTTTCCCGGCGTCATCCTCGCCGATCATGAACTTGGGGATGCGCCAGTACCGCGCCATCTCCAGCGTCCTCTGCTTGATCAATTCAGCAAGCTGGGCATCGCTGTTGGAGCCCGAGACACCGTCCCATTTCAGACCCTGTTCCAGCACAGCGATCCCGCCACGCTTCCACCGGTTGATCCCGTCTTTGATACGCGCGAGAGATTCCTCGTTCAGCCCCTTGTCTGTGGACAAGAAACCCGCGGGGCGTCGTTCATTGCGAAAGAAGCTGCGCGCGCCGATCTCCAACGCGAGCTGGAAGTCGATCGACCCCTTCGCCATCTTCCACGGCACCAGCGGCTTGCCGCACGCATCGCCGATACCCGCAAACCAGAACAGCTCCTGCGGCAACAGCCTCCGCACGCGTCCGTCGCCGCCCGAATAATGGACCCGCAGCGATCGGTCGCCCCACTCGTCGTTCGTCCGCCGCGGGTCGAGCGCCCAGATCTCTATCCCGTCCAGCGTCGCCACCGGCTCGGCGAAGGCAACGCCGCGTAGCGCCCCGGCGAATACCATCGACGCCCAGAACTCTGCACCGGTGTACAGATGGTTCGGCTCCAGCGCGAGGACATCGGCCAGCGGCACACTGATCTCGTTCAGCCCGCGATCGACCAGCGAGATTGGCAGGCTCCCCACACCCTCGGCAATGATCGAGCAGCAGAAGTTTACCGCCGAGACCCGTGCGGCCGTCTCGGCCGAATTAGCCTCTGCGGGCAACAGCGACAGCACGGACCACAAATCATCGTCACCGAAGAACCGCCCGTCGGTCACATTCGTCGGCTCGGGTCGCGCGGCCAGCGTCGGACGCGAACCGCCGAACCCGCGACGATAGTCGTCGGGCGAGAGCGCGGTTGCCAACGACATCAGACCACCAGCATCCCGCGCGCGGCATAGACGTTCCCGCCCATCGCCTCGGGATTAACCTCAAGCAATTTGGTCGCATTGAACCCGGCAATCAGCGGGTCGATCTTTGCCTTCCCCGCCATCTGCTTCGTGATCAACACGGCATTTCCCTTCTGCTCGGCCTTCGCGTTCCCGACGACCCAGTTCATCATCCGCGATCCCGAATGGACCGCGCCCCGGAATTTCAGTTTGCGTTCCAGCGACCACACCGCCGATGCGAGCCGAAAGCCTTGGCTGACCGCCACCACCTGCGGATGCTCCAGCCCGATGTCGGCCAGCGCATCGACCAGCACGCCCACACCCTGCGGATCGAGCCCGATGCCCGATTTCTCGGGCAGCAGCCCGCTGGCCTTCACCTGCTCGACGATCGCCACGATCTCGGCGATGTCTTGCTCAAGCGCGACAGCCGTGACCTCGTCTTCCGCCTCAGCCTGCTCGGCCCACTCTTCCAGAGGCGGGCCGCCATTGTGCCCGCACAGCACCAGGTCGCCGTCGTCGATGAAATCCTTGAACGTCGCGGCCTCGGACTTGCGCCGCTTCAGCACTTCGGGCCAGGCCCACGCCTTGAACCAATACAGCCATTTGTTCGTGCCGCGTTCGCGCCCCGCGACGCACAGACCGAACAGATCGTCCAGCCCGCCGCCATCGACACCGATCACCACCACCTCGCAGCGCGCGAGCAGCGCTTCGAGCGTCAACGAACGATCGGCGCATGCTTCCCAATGGTTCGCCCCGCGCCAGCGGTCACGCCGCAGTTTCAGCCCGATCTCGACGTTGAGATACTTGGCTAGGATGACTTGCAGCGTTTCCGCTTCGCCATCCTCGTCGACCTCGTCTTCGCCATTCGCGGCCTTGCGCAGCTTCTGGGCGATGAACTCGGCCGATACCGAACGCCCCAGATTGGGGTTCGTGACGTAGAAGTTTTCCGGCTGCATATACGCGCCGGCTTCGATCATCGCCTCCGGCCACTCATAGAGCATGCCGAAGCTGCGCGGATCGTTGATCACACCGTCCCGCACGTCGCGGAAATATTCCAGCTTCTCCTTGAACACGCCCGCTGGCGGCTCGTTGCTATGCGTCGTCAGATAGACGACGAAGCCTTCCGGCCGCGACGCCAGCCCGCCGGTCGCTTCCTCCAGCATGTCGCCCGCGCCGGCGCGCTTGCCGAACAGCCACAGCTCGTCGACCAGCACGAACCCGTCCTGCGAACCGCCGACCGTATTCGTATCGGCGGCCAGCACCTTCAGCTCGGCCTTCGTCACCAGATGTCGGATCGTCCGCTGATGATCGATCACCTTCAGGACTGCGCTCAGCTTCGGATCGGCCCGCACCATGGCTGCGGCGGGCTTGAAGCTGTTGCCCGCCACCCGCTGCGTCGGCGCGAGGATGCTCAACCCCGCTTCGGCGCGCCAGTTGCGCAGCAGCGCGGTGATCATGATCCCCGCTGCGATCGTCGATTTCGCGTTCTTCTTACTGATCAACAGCAAGAATTCGGTGATCAGGCGCTTCCCGTGCTTCGCGTCATACGCGCCGAAGATCGCCGCGACGAAATCGAACACGAAAGGTTCGCACGCCTCGCCGAACGTCGCCCATCCAGCCTTCCCGTCGGGACGCGGCACGCCCACCATCGTCAGCGACTTGAACACCTCCAGCGCCTTGGTAGCCTCGTCTGCAAACAGAGGCGCGAACGGCACCAGAGATTCCCGCGCGACAATCCGTCGCTCCCAATCGGGACACGCTGTCGACCACTGCATCGCGTCAGTTCATCCGCGACGGCGGCGGCGGCGGCTCGTACAGCCCACGCACCTGCTCAGCCGCCTGCGCGGCCGCTTCCTTCTTGCCAAGCTTATCGGCTCTGCCCTGCTTAACGACCGGAACGGGCGCGAACGACGCGGCTTGGTCGCGCATGCGCAACCGGTCGAGCTGCTTGAACAACTCCTTCTCCGCGGTGACGTTGCCCTCCTGTGCCTGCTCGTTAAGCCGCGAGAGCTGGGTTGCCTCGAGCTTCAACGCCGCGTCACGCCGCTTCTGGCACTCGGAAAAATAATGTTTGCGTAGCGTTGGGACTGACACCCCGATCGCCGTTGCCGCCTGCTTTTCGCTGCGGCCCAGTGCGAACATCAATAGGACCTTGTTGCTGCTTTCGCGGGTCCGCAGATGCTCCGGCCTCCCACGGCCTTCTGAGCGCTCCAGCACGGGCTCGCCGAACAGGTCCGTCTCCGAATTCCCATCCGACACAAAAAAAATCTCCAAATGGGGGGGACTGCGGTCAGGAGGGTCATTGCCCTCTGGACTTTTGACCACCCCCCGGTGCCTCACCTCTCGCCCGCCTCGCTCTGGCATTCGCTGTCTTCGCATTGTGGCAAGGCGAGCAGTGCCAGTCCGCACCCTCATAAGCAGGGAAGTCGGGTCCACCATCCTTGCGCTCGACGCTGTGGTCGAGGATCAACCGACGCGTCGAGCCGCACCGGCAACACCATACGCCACCCTGCTTTGCGATCGTCCATGCGCGATGCGCCTCGCGATACGCCCGCCACTCAGGCGACTGATAGAACCCTTCAGCTACCTTCGGCGCCGCCTTCACCAGCGACGGCATGGTGCCGAGCCTGTTCGGCATTGCCGTCAGCCTGCCCATGATGACCACCGTAAACGGCAACGGGCAGCGAAGCCGAAGCCGCGCTGCCCGTCGCAAGGTAAAGGAGAGGTGCCTGAAAGGCTTGCCGGTCCGCACCCGAAGGCCCATCCCAACGTATCGACGGATAACCCCGGTTAGGTCTGGAAACGAACAAGTATTTTCGGGACCACATTCCAGTTGCAGTTTTCCGCCATTTTTGATGATCAGCGACCCGTATTCGCCCGCTTGACGATCGCATCAAACGCGCGCCGATAGCGCATCCGCAGCCCGTCCGCCGTGCGCCAACGCGACCGATCACGGCGCAGGGTAGCCCATTCGATCTGTCCGCCCCGCGCCGCCAAGTGCCGCAGCGCCACACCGATCAGCAACCGGTCATCGTCCCGCTTCACGGCGGCAACCCAGCTCAGCGCCTCCTCCGCCTCACCAACCTCGCGCCGCGTCAGTGCCGCTGGCCGCAGCTTGACATCAGAGCTGCTGCCCTCGCCACCACGATCGTCATAGTCGCCAAACGCCGTGTGTCGCCGGATGTCCGGCCAGTAGGCGCGGACGGTCAACCATGCCCGTTCGCGGTCAGGCTGGCGCCACACGACGCGGATCGCCTCAATCAAACGCTCCTGCACATCGTCAAATGACAACAACCTACCATCACTCGACGCATCCGAACTCATCCTTCCAGGATTTGAGAGAACAACGGTCATCATGCCACCCTCATCCGCATCGTCACCCCCGAACCGATCAACCTCACCCATATCCTCAATCACCTTTCGTCCTCCCGGACAGTTGTTCCTAAGTTCATGATCTTCGTGCGCACCCACATGTAGTTCACCAACCGCGCCGATATCCGTCCGTACTATCCTAACCCGCTGATTTTGGGCCGTTTCAACTGTCCGCTATACTGTCCGGGCAACCATCCGGTACACCGTCCGAAGCCCTCCGCCGCGCCCTCGTCCACCCCCGCCG